GTTGTTTAACACGCTCTCGCTCTGCCGCTCTAATTTCTTCCCTAGCTTCTTGTTCCGGAGTTGGCCCGCTAAAACCGCTAAGTTCTCCCGACGATGGAGTATTACCGCCATTGCTAAACCCAATAATGCCACCTTCAGCATACTCCTCACCCACATTAGATTCCAATGTATCTAAGCCTTGTGCTTGCATTGGAGGGCGGGGGGTTCCCATAGGAACCATATTAAGTCTACCGTCTTTGCGCATCTGCTCCTGCGCTGCTTGCATTTGACGAGCCTGCAATGCCTGACGGGCGCGCTCTTGCACATCTTGAGCAACGGTAGGCATGTTGGTAGGAATCTGAAGAGCCTGTTGGATACCCATATTCTGACGACCTTGGCTAAGATCATAAGCAGCCATAAGCTGGCGCAGATCACTTGGGATTCCGCCATTTTGCTTTTTATCTGCTTGAACCTTTGCGTTTAAAGGCGCAGGATTACCCTGATATGCAGATTTAATTTGATTAACAGAAGGTTGTGTAAACATTTAAATATCCTTTAGTCCATCAAACCAAGATTTTTTAACAACTGATTTACGGTGGTTGCACCTTGAGCAGCTTTTGTTAAACTACTAGGAGAAATACCTTGGTAACTTTGTGCTGCTAATGGTAAGCCTTGCAGTAAAGATTGTTGAAATTGCAACATCTTATATGGATTAGCACGAGCTTCTTCAAACTGCGCTTTATCGGCTGCGATACCTTCAGACTCAATACCACGCTGTTGAGCGCCAGCAGTTAACATTGCATTAAGGTTGCCTAAACCAGCTTGGTTAATCTGTGTACCTAAAGCACCTTGAGTCTGTGCGGCTTGTAAGCCAGTTTGTAGACCTTGAAGGCCATAGCCTGCACCGTATTGCTTAGATTGTTCTGAAGCTTGCTGTCCTGCCAAACCATACTGAGCGCCTAACTGAGCGGCAGTCATTTTTTGTTGAGCGGCAAATTGACGGGCGGCTTCATTGGCCTGCTGTTCAGACAATCCAAATTGAGCTTTAAGCTGTGCGGCAGTCATGCCTTGCTGTGCCCCAAACTGAGCATCTTGCATCTTGCGCTGTTGGTCTGCGTTAAACTGAGCCATCGCTTTGTCATAGGCTGTGTTGTAACCCTGACCAGTAATATTGGCTAAGTTAGTACCTAAATTACGTTGAGTTTCTGCATTCAGAATGGCATTACGACCACCGCCAAATGCTCCCCCTTGGGTCATCCGAGCATCATTCTGTTGTTGGGTAATCTGTGATTGGCGGCGAGCTTCCTCTAATTGGGGCGTTAAAGACTGCTCCAAATAAGGATTCATGTACGCCTTAGCCTGCGCAGAATCAAACGAAGATGTCGTTGGAGAGTAAGCGCCCGGTGCAGTGTACTGATTTGTGAATGTTGTAGGCGTACCTACGGTTGGGGCAGTATATTGATTTCCAAACGTTGTTGCGCCGTAAGCTGGTAAGCCTTTAGCCGCAGTAGCAACATCTCCCGCAGTCTGAGCCGCAGAGGTAAGACTTGAAGGCACTGTCATGTTAGCCGCAACACCAAAACCTTGGCTTTGCAAAGGAGACTGCCCCGCAGTTAATTGACCTAAGTAAGCCTGATAAGGCATGTTAGCCAAAGCTTGACCTTGACCAAGCATACCTGTTACATACGGGCCAGCATAGTTAGAAAGGTTAGATTCAGTTCCTATAGTTCCAGCGGGAAGAGTTGATCCGCCTGTTACAAAATGTTTTACAGAACCACCTTTAGCATAAGCAGAGGCCAAACCACCGGGCATAAATTTATCAGGATTAATTTTCTTGCCTTGTTTCTTGTTACCTGTACGTGCCATGCGAATTTTGTCCATCATTTGGTAGAGTTTCTTAGCTCCAGCATCAGAGTTGCCGTTACCCATATGAGACACTACATCCGCAGGAATAACAAACTCCCCATGACTTAAAGCGGCTGGTTGATCTTTCCCAATCTGCGCAGGTAACTTATCTGCCATGCCGTCTGTTTTACCTTGGAGGTAACGACCCTTAGCCATACCACCTTCAGCAAGAGTATTGGTGGCAACCGTTTTGTTATTGGGGTTATTGTAAGTGCCCGCTAAAAAAGCAAGGTTTTCTAAACTGCCGGGGGTATTAATTCTAGTGTATTCGCTAGGCACAAAACCCGCAGCCTTCTCATATTCTGCTATCCATGTAGGAGTTGGGCTGTAACCATTAGCAGTAGCAAGAGCTTGAACAGCCGCAAAACCACCGTATTTATCAAAATCTGCCGTGTTTGCACCTCCTGCGGCGTGAGATCGATACATCAAAGAGTTGGCAATTTGAGGTGATAAACCTGTACTGTTTACCGCTGTAGTGCTGCCGAGGTATTTTTCTTTAGTTGTATCTGTTTTGGCGGCTGTGTTTGTGTTGTTTGTAATGGTGTTATTAACAGCCGTAGCTACATCAGCAGGCAGGCTTGTTAAGTTTGCTCCAGCCGCAGAACCCGAAGTTCCGGACAGATTGGCGTAAGTATCTTGACCCGGAGCAAGCTTGTAGGATACATCACCACCATAATCAATACCACCTGCGCCCGGACGATATCCTTGTGCTCTTGTAGGAGGAGCAGCAATCATTGACCTACTGGCTAAATATTGAGGTATGCCACCTTGATAGCCTGTTTTTTTATCTACATTATCTCTACCACCAAATGCACTGGCTAGTGCAGTACCGCCAGTAATAAAAGCTTTATTGTCAGTAACAAACTTTTTTAACCCTGCTATGGCAGAAGACGGATCTAAGGTAGTTTGATTTACAAAAACATCACCACGTTTAAACGGAGAGTTAGCGTCACCCAAAACATTTGGGTTGGTATTTGGATCGCTGTCTGCTCGGGTTAAATTTTCATAACCACTTGCACTAACCAGCCCAGCACCTCCTTCGGCGGGTACATTACTGCCGGGATCATACTCACCAAAATTTAAATCAACAGACATATTTAACCCCTTAACATTCTTGCAAGAGCATCTATATCAGCAGATGCTAAGTTTTTAGGCGCTCCAAGCGCCCGTAATTTGTAATCGGTATTACCACCAAACAACTCTTCCATCAATTTTATATTGGCATACGGATCTTGGCTAGGCATTGGTGCGTTTAAACCAAGATCAATTAATGACTGTTCTGTAGTTTTTGTGGCCGGTGTGGTCGTTTTGGTTGGTACAACCGTCTTTGTTCCGCCGGGAACCGTAACAGTTTGCAAGATGTCGTTGATGTTTAAATCAGGAAACAACTTGTCAATTTTGACTTCGTCATCTTTGATATCAGAAACAATATCTTTGGTTCTAAGATTTGAAATATATGGATCTTCACGTTTATCCGTAATAACCAACTCTTCAGGAGTATCTGCGGGGATCACCTTAGAAGTATCTGTAGTGGGAACCATAAAGTCGCCAAGACCTGTAGGTCTGTTGCCCGTTACAGTTACAGTGCCCTCGTCGACAGTTTTTTCTCCTGCACCCTTGAGTAAAGTTTCTAAATCCGCAGAGCCTTGAATTTCATTTATGTTGGCTTCAAGGAACTTAGCCAAATCGCCTTGCGACATTCCTTTAATATCTGCGGCTGGGTACATCTCATTGATTAAATCAAGGATGCCTTGCGTTGATTCATCATCCGATGCTGGCTGGTTTAAAACTGCGTTCTCAATTCTGTTTAAACGTGCTGTTTCTCGATTTGCATTACGTTCCGCCTGTTCGCTTGCAGTTAATCCACTAAAGTCTGTTCCCTTGGCTAAACCTGTAATAGCGTCAAATATCCTTTTGTTATCGCCACTACCAAAAGCTTGTGCTGTGTTTAAACCTTTAAGAACATCATTGGTTGTAAAGCCTGTATCACCAATATCAAAGTTTGTGGATATGTAAGGAGAGGCAAGATTTGCCGCTCCTGCTAATGTAGGATTTTGAGCAAAATTAATTGCTTTATTAACATCTCCAAGGGTAAACCCTGTATCTCCAAGTTGCAACGCACCAGCACTGCCCACACCACCTTTTAGTGCGCCTTTAAGAATGTCTTGATCATTTACTGCGGCATTAAAACCACCAGCTAAAGCTCCGCCAGCAGCAGCCGCTGCATTGCCGGTTAGGCCAAACAGGCTATTACCAAGCATCCCTGCGCCACCTCCCATAGTCATTGCACCCATGACGACGGGGCCAATGGCATTCCACATCATCTTTAGATCAGATTCATTCCACTTGGTGCGCCCAAGGTAATTACCTTCGGGATCGTAGTTATAAACGTAGTCACCCTCTTGTTTGGAGAACCCACCTAACGTCTTTGGCGCTTCATCGTATACCGGCGTGGCATCCATGCCGCTACCAATGTAATCAATGATTTTTCTATTGTCATTTTCAAACGCAGACCATCCATTTCCGTACTGAATAGGAATGTAATCCATAACATCGCCAGCTTCGCCAGATTGCGTAATACGTTGCTCAGTAGCGCCTTTTTCTTTGTACAGAGCTTTAAGTTCTTCTAGTGTTATTGCCATATAAACCTATCAAGAAGTCTTTATCCGAAGCATTTGGCTGGTGTCCTGAACGCCGTCTTGGGTATCACGATAGACATCGCCTAGCCTTAAATTAACCAGATCCGCATCTGTGGGTAGATTGTTTAAATCAAAGTTTAAACTTGTAGCGCCCATTGGCCCGGGGTTGTCTAATTGGTTAAAATATAGACGCAAGACATTCGTAAGCTTGTCAAAATACTCACGCTCGTACTCCGTACCGGCCAATGGCAAGCTTGGTGCTTTGGCGTTTAGTTGTGCCATTTATCTGCGCCCGTCAGCTCTAATGTCAATTCTGGGAGCACCCAGTTGCCATTGCGTATTGATTTGATTACTGGCGATCTTGAAGATCATCTGCCGACCACGTATACGGGTCATGATCTGGCCTGTAAATTCTTCAGTAATTACAAAGTTACTGCCTTTAGTGACCAAAGCAGACGCGGTGTTAACCACGCCAGAACCTGAGTTACTTAATCCCAACAGGCTCATAGTGACCCGAGGACTGACGGCGGTCGGACTGTTTGTGGAATCGCCAAACGTTAAGTCTGGGATAATCCTCCAAACAAAACCAAAGTTGTGACCATCTTCTATGTCAAACTCAGAAGAAGAAACATAAGCATCCAAGGCAATTGTTGTGGCTGTCTCGTTGTTGTTTAAACCATTCTCATGATCAACAAGGTTACGAGAGTACGTCGCAGCTAATGGGTAGTCTCTCAACCCTGAGTCCAGCCAAGCCGTCCTTCCCATCGTGCCGTAGTACCACACACCTTTGCCTTCGTTCTCAATGTAGTTATAAATAACATACCGATCAATCTCTGTACTGTTTTCTGAACAATAAAACCACCAGATCTCATTAAAACCTTCATTCAATCCAGCAAAAACCTGTAAGTTTTGATTTCTATTAATGTCATTAAAAATAAACCTGCGCAGGTCGCAGTTTAATGTTTGTACTCGGCCATCGTATTTATAGAACTTGTCTATGCCCATCCAATACACAATACCAGAAGCAAGGACGGCTGCGTTTGGGCCATAGATAGATGTGTTATCACCCAAAAGCTGGGTTTGCCAAACAACTGGCGGGCCGAGGTACTGTAATGAATACACCGCAGAGTCTGTAAAAACAATCTGCTCCTGCCTTGACTGTACAACAGCAATGATCTCAGAGCCATGTGACAGCGTCACACTACCAGCTTGATTAGTAATGGCTGGATTCCAAATCAAAATGTTTTCTTGATCTGACCAGCGTATTAACATTGGATTTAATACGGAGCTTCCATAATCATCGCAGCCAAAACAAAAGACAAATCTAGATGTATCTGAGACTGCGACTAAATTAACAACCGAAGGCACTTCAGCATCTGCACCTATTAGGCTAGACACCAAAACACCTCTGGTGCTTAAACCACCACTAGCGTCCCAATAATACAAACCGCCGCCGCGAGGGTTAAATACTAAATCTTCGCCAAAATTTTGCTGGCTCCAAATTCTTAAAGCACCAAATAAAGTTGCCACGGGATCGCCATTACCCCACGTACCTAAACCCCAGCCGCCAGAACCCCAACCCTCTAAAACCTGTTGTACTTCAGGGCCGACACTAATTTGATAAGTCGCAACTACAGCCGCACCACCACCGGGAGAGCCAGAAACGTCTGATGCATTGGCTGTGGCAGTGGCTACAAAAGTGTAGGTGTTGGCGGTTAAAACAGTAATCTGATACTCAGCGTTTAACACCGTAGCGGTAATATTACCGCCCAGACTTGTAGCACCACTGAATGTTACAAAGTCCCCTGTAACAGCACCATGCGATGTGTCAGTGACGGTAATAACGGCAGAGCCGTTTGTAGCCACAAAAGGGTTGGTGTTAATTGTGCTGGTTGCCCGGATGGGCGTGATGTCATAGTAAGCACCACCATTCTCAAGGTAAAACTTGAGGTTTGTGCCAAGACCAACAATGTTTCTGCCGTCTAATAAAACCCAGTTCCACAAAGACCGGCAGATACCTAAAAATG